CGACGGGGGTGTGGTACCGGATCGACTTCAAGGCGACCGGGACGACGCTGGACGCTCAGGTCGATGGCACGGCGGTCGGGCAGCTCAGCGGAACGTTTGCCGCCAAGACGAACCTGCTTATCGGTGAGCCTTCGGTATCGACGACGCGGGACCAGTTCACCGATGATGTCCTGGTTTCGCAGACGCTCACCGACTACCCACTCGGCGCGGGCTACGTCCTCTCCTACATCCCCAACGCCGACGGGACGCATAACGTCGCCGGGGCCAACGACTTCGAGCGGACCCTTACCGGGATCGACATCACCAACGCCACGACGGACGCGTGGGAACTCATCGACGAGCGTCCCCTGCCGACGACCGAAGTGGAGTTCATCAACGGGAAGGCCCCGTTGAACGCCACCGATTACGTCGAGTGGCAGTACGAGGATAGCGTCGAGGCCAACGCCCCGCGGGCGGTCGAAGGGCTGATCGTCTACCACGACGCCGGCGGAGCGGGGACCAACAACTTCAGCGTCACGCTACGCGAGCATGCCGGCGGGACCTCGGCCAACATCATGGCGCCAGCCACGCGTAACGTCGGGGCCACCATCACCTACGCGCGGGCGCAGTTCGCGACGGTGCCCGGCACTTCCGACGCGTGGACCACCGTCAAGTTCAACGCCCTCCGCTCTCGCTTCCTAGTCAGCGATGCCTCGCCCGATCCGTACATCGACGCCGCGATGTTGGAGGCGGAGTTTCCGTCTGGTGTTGAAGGCATCTTCCGCACCGTCACGGACGCCCTGACAGCGGCCGACTCGGCAGTTCGGGCCTTTGTCGGGGCTCGCACGACCACCGATAGCTTGACTGCTTCCGATAGCCCGGGCCGGGTGGGACAGTTCCTCCGCTCGGTTGCCGATGGGCTCGGGCTTTCGGATACCGCGGCGCAGTTCAAGACGCTGTTGCGAACGGTGGCAGACGCACTCGGTCTCACGGATGCGCCGACTCGTGCGGCGACGCTGTTCCGAACGGTCGCCGACGCGCTGACCGCAGGCGATGTGAGCGCTCGAACGCTCGGCCTGCTGCGCTCGGTCGCCGATGCCATCGGCCTCAGCGATGCGGCCATCGCGTCCAAGACATTCCTGCGGAGCGTGTCCGAGTCGCTGGGCCTTTCCGATGCGGCCACACGGACAGGCTCCTTCCTTCGCACGGTGAGCGACAGCTTGACGGCGGGCGATGTGGTCGCTCGTGCGGGCTCATTCCTGCGGACCGTCGCGGATGCCATCGTCCTCGCGGATGCGGCGATCGCCGAGAAGACCGGCAACGTCATCCGCACGGCGACCGATGCTTTGGGGCTCTCCGACGTTGCGACGCGGACCGGCAGCTTCTTGCGGACGGTTACCGATGCGCTGACGGTAGGGGACGCGGCGACCCGCGTCGTGGCGTTTGCCCGGGCCGTCACGGACGCACTCGGCCTGTCGGATGTACCGGCTCGTGTCGTTTCCTTCCTCCGCACGACGACCGACGGGTTCTCGGTCAGTGACGTGGTAACTCGTGCGGGTTCGTTCCTGCGGACTGTCGCGGACTCGCTCGGGCTCGCCGATGTCGCCGAGGCTATCAAATCCGGTGGCGCAAACCTTTTCCGGACTGCCACCGATGCTATCGGACTGGCCGATGTGGCGACCCGAACCGGCCAGTTCCTGCGAACGCTGACCGATGCGATCAAGTTTCTCGACAATGCGGCGCGGGGTCGCAGGCCCAAGGTCACCCTCTCGGAGTCCTCGCCGTTCTCGCTGGTCATCGCCGATCTTCGTTCGCGCGCCACGGTTTTCCTCTCGGACGCGCTCGTTCCCGCAGTAGCCATCACGGAGTAGCCCCTTGGCAGTCATCAACCAGTACCACGTCGGCGCGAAGCCGAGACTGACCGCGACCTTCAAGTTGAGCGGCACGTTGACCGACCCGGGCGGGCCGACGTTTCGCATCACGAGTCCGACTGGCACGACCACGGTCTACGTCTACCCGACCGATGCTCAGCTCGTGAAGGACTCGACGGGCATCTTCCACGTGGACTGGCCGATCCCGACGACGGGGAAGGGCAACTGGTGGTACCGCTTCGAGGGTACCGACCCCGTGCAGGACGTACAGGAGACGTACCTAGTGGCTAAGGAAAGCAGGTTCTTCTAGTGGCTTACAATGCCTTCGCAAACAACGCGCCCGTTGACTTGGGCGATTACTACCGGCGAGGCTTGGAGCAGGCGCAGCAGTCGGTCACGCAAGCCGCCGAGCAGGCTCCCGCCCAAGCGCAATCATCGCTTTCTGCGGTGATTGCGCAACTTGCCGCTCTCGGTATCAAGGACCTCTCACAGCTCGTGGGCTTGTCGGATGCCGACCTGATGAACCTCGCGACGGCCTCTACGCGGCAACAGAACGCGCAGGCGACGGGACAACCGCAGCCGTTCATCCCCCCTCCGTCCTGGGCGGCCGGGATGCCTGCGGTCAATCCTCCGAACGTGCAAGACCTGACCGTGCAAGGGACTGACCAGAACGCCGCGATGTTGCGCAGCGGTGGTCCTGACCTTTTGAGTGCTGGTACGGCCGGCCCGATCGAACGAATCCCCGGTACCTCTGACACGGCTTGGGCACAAACCCAGTCGGTTAACATGCCGCTGGCGGACTGGTTCCGCTATCAGGCGGCGAAGGGCACTCCGCAGACGAGCTACTACGGTCCGACTGCCGGTGCCCCGCAACTGGCCTTGGAGCAGGCTGCTCTGGCAGAGGCGACGGCTTCGCCCTGGGCCGCTGCTGCTCCTGCCGCTCCTCCCACGGTTGCGACTCCTGCTCAGTCCGCACCGGCCCAGACGGCACAATCGGCGACGCCCGCTCCCTCGGTTGTTGCGCCTACTACCGTGACGCAGCCGACGCTGACGGCGGCCCAGCTTGCCGCGCGTGCTGCCGCTGTCCCGCAGGTCCAGACGTACATCTCGAATCTCTCGAAGGTCACACAGCCGACGACTCAGCAGTCGGCGGATTTGGCGATGTACCAGCAGCGTTTGGCCGATTACCAGAAGAGCGCCTCGCTCATCACGCAGCCGTAGGTGCCTTTCAAAGACCCGGTGAAAGCTCGGGAATATCACAACGCTTGGCAGCGCGAACACAAATCCTCAACGCGCTCTTATCGCATTTACCCCGAGCGCCGGGCTAAGCAGCGGGCGAGAGACCTTCGAGTCTATGGACTTACCCCTGAGCAATACACGGAACTCGTTTATGCGCAGCGCGGGGTGTGTGCTATCTGTCTAAAGGCTGAGATCGAGATTGGTAATGGGGGTGGTGTCCGGGGCCTAGCAGTGGATCATGACCATGAGACCGGCCAAGTCAGGGGTCTTTTGTGTCGTAGATGCAATGTTGGTCTTGGTCACTTCAAGGATGACCCCGCCCTCCTACGCCTAGCGACGGCGTATTTGGAGAGGGGGTGATGCCCATGAGTAGCGAGACTGCCGTTGAGCCTGCGAACGCTGGATACGGTCGAATCGGCTACTGCTGAAAGGTTTGCTCCAGCCCGTTAGCTCGGGACATCAACCGGCTCCTGAAGAACGGGCAGAACGCCGGGCAGATCACGCGGTATGCCGAGGCCAAGGGCCTGAAGCTGCATCGCGAGACGATCTACTCGCACCGCGATCACGTGACGGCCGGGCAGGACAAGCTCGTCAACTGGCGCGCGAAAGCCCCGGTCGTCATTCGCAAGACGACGAACCAGCAGTTCCTCGAAACGGTCCGCGACATCGGGATGTCAAAGGCGATGTCGGACCCCGACCTCGTTGATGTGAACCATGCACTCAAAGCCGTTGCCCTGATGGAAGCGAAACGCGACCGGGGCGACAGCATCACGCTCATCCTCGCACAGATCGTGACGGGGCATCGTCCCGCCGACCTCGTGATCGAGGGAACAGCAGAGGAGATCGAATAACGGTGGCGAAATACAACCTCCATGTCGTGCGAAAGCTAAACCTGGCTGAAGTTGAGGACGACACGATCGCGTTCCTTGTCGAAAAGGAAGGCTTCGACGTGCGTCATCCGTGGGTCAACAACGACAAGGCCCGCGATGTCGAGATCACCGACTCCCTGATGGCGGTTGCGGCTGGCTTCGGCGTGGCCGACGACAGCGGGCGCATCCTCGCCGAGTTCGACACGCTCGCGGAAGCTGACTTTGCCCGGGACCACGCCACGATCGAGTTCAACGTCTCCGTCAGCGCCAACAAGAAGCAGTTGGCGACGGTCAGCATCGACGGGTGAAGTGAGCGGGTACGCCTCCTTCGAGACGCTGGTCGATGACCGCCGTCTGGCGCGGGTCGAGGACCAGCTTCGACGGGTGTTTCCGACCCTGCCGGACAGCTCCCTCTTCGTGACGTTCATCCAGCCTGCGACGGTGGCGAATACCGAACAGGGACCCGTGGACGTACCCGACCTCGCCACCCTCGCGGTCATCTCGAAGAACCCGCGCAAGGGGCCGGACATCATGACGCAGGGACAGATGCTCCTGACGGTCTGGCGGACCGAGGACGGGCAGTACCGTCATTTCGTGGGCGTGCAGGACCCGCTCCTGTTGGTCTATCGCCCCATCCTCCGCAATCACCTGGAGTCGCTCGCGAGCCTGCGGGAGCTGATGAACTGATGCCGCTGAAGAAGGGCAAGAGCCGCAAGGTGGTCAGCCAGAACGTCAGGACGGAGATGGCACACGGGAAGTCGCAGAAACAGGCCGTCGCCATCTCCCTGCGCGTGGCGGGTAAGGCGAAGAAGAGGCGTTAGGGTGGCCCGCACCGGCTTCTTCTCCGGGCCTTCGACGCCGTACGGTCAGCCCATCTCCGTCGTCCAGCCGACCGATAACGTGTTCCAGCCGGGAGGCAGTTCCACGACGAGTGGAACAGGTGGAACAGCTACGGGCGGGCACACGACCACGACGGCCAGCGCCGACTTGCAGGCCCAGATCACCGCTTTCTACGACTTCCTCCACGCTGCCAGAGGCGCGGCGACCGCTCCGTGAGGGTCGATACCCAGACCGGAGAACTCTTCGAGCTTCTCGAACGGTCGGTCGATCCGGTCATCTTCGCCGAGGCGCTGGGCATCGACCTGAACCCCGCGCAACAGCGCTGGTTCCGGCTTCTGGCGAATGGCCCACGATGGGCTCACAAGTTCATCGTCCACGTGGCGGCCAACCAGATCGGGAAGACGCTCGGTCTCGGCATCATCATCTTGTGGGCCTGTTTCCACAAGATCGGCATGGACCGCTCGGACCCTGGGACGTGGCTCCGGCTCCAGTACCAGTGGTTCCATCTCGCGCCGTCACAGCAGCAGGCGTACCTCGTCCTGCGCGACATCACCCTGCTCCTCGACGGCATCCATCCGGCGCAGCGTCGGAAGCCGATGCTTCCCCAGGGTCTCGCGACGGCCGTCAAAGTCGAGCAATACTATGACGGGTTACAGCTATGGAACGGCGCGGTCGTCCAGTTCCGCACGACCGAGGAGAAGGCCAAGGCTCTCCAGGGGCGTCGGGCGGCGGGGATCAGCTTCGACGAGTGTGCCTTCGAAATCTACCTGAAGACCGTCGTCAACGAAGTCCTGATGATGCGGCTCATCTCGACGGGTGGCCCGCTCCTTCTCGTCTCGACGCCGAACGGCATCAACGACTATTTCGAGATCGTCCAGCAGATTCTCGACACGGGGCAGGCGCAGGAAGACCACACGTGGACTGCCGGTAGTTCCGCTCTTGCGTGGTCCACGGTCACCGATAACGTGGGTTTCGGGATCAGTCAGGCGGAAGTGGACCGCATGGAGCGGGACATCGACGAGACGACCCGGGAGCAGCAGCTTCGGGGAGCCTTCCTCGAACCCTCCGAGGCGTTCTTCGTCCCGGCTGTGCGCACCATCGAGGCGTTCCATCCGCTGCCCGAGCTGGTCCGTCCCCTGCCGGGACATCGCTACGTGACGATGTGGGACCCCTCGGTAGCGTCTGACCCCACGGCGATGATCACGCTCGATGTGACGAGCGAGCCGTGGACGGGCGTGAACTTCAGGCACTACCCCCGCCCTCCGGCGGTCAACCAGCTCCTGCTCGACATCGAGTCCCAGCACGCGCTCTACAACTCGTCGGCCACGGGTCCCGAGATGAAGAGCAGCAACCTGACGGGCTTCGACTCGACCTCGATGGGCGGGGTGATGCTGCGGCAGCAGTTGGGCCATCTGCGGCCGAGCCGGGCAATCAACTTCGGCGGTCCACGGGCCAAGATGGACTACCTGACCAATCTGCGGGCGGCGCTGCTCAAGGGCCGCCTCGTCCTGCCTGAGAGCTGGTACCGGCTCAAGCGCGAGCTGCTCAACTACCGGCTCGATGACAAGAAGCTCCAGCAGGACTGCGTGATGGCCCTCGCGGGAGCCGTCGAGCTGGCCTCTCGTGGCTTCTCCGGGAAGACATCCCGACCATTCCAAGTTTCCGGTCGCGTGGCCGAGCGAGCCCCTTGGCTCTAGGAGAATGTGGAGCACCAACTGAGTCCCGAACTCGACGCCATCGCTGACCTTGGCGGACTGAGCGATCTTGTGAGGATCGCCGAGGTCGAGGCGCAGGCGCGCGACCACTACACCGAAACGGACTCCTATCAGGCGAACCTCGCATCGAGGTACCGCCGGTTGCACCATTACTACGCCCCGTTCATGGGCGATCAGTGGCCCGAGGATGCTGCGACGCGCCCGGGCAAGATTCACATTACCGCGGATGTCTGCAAGGCGGCGGTGGACGTGGATGCCCGCCTTCAGGCCATCCTGCCTCGCATCTCCAGCACGCCTTCGGCCATCGATCCCGGGGCGCGCAAGGCCGCCGAGAGTGCCGAGAAGGTCATTCTGCGCTTCCTCGAACTGTCCGAGTGGGACATCTGGCTGTCCGACCTCGCCAAGACGAAGTGTGTTTACGGCAAGGGTGTTCTCAAGCCCTTCTGGAACATCGAGGAAGGGCGTCCCGACCTCATCGTCATCGAGACGCCGGAGAACCTCCGGCTCGGTTGGGGCACGTCCGACTTCCGTTCGCTCGACTGGGCGCTGTACGAGTACGCGATCAGTCCGCTCGAAGCGATGCGGCGCTTCCCGGACATCGAGGTCTCGTCCGAGCGAGGCGACAACGTGTTCGTCGTCCGACGCGGGGGCGATCATGCCGACCCGCTGGATCAGATGCTCCCGACGGGCGGGCGCACGAGTATGCTGGACCGCCCGACGCAGTACACCCCGTCCGAGTACGAGCGCAAGCAGGTCCGGGTGTGGGACTACTGGTTCCGCGATGTTAGCGACGACGTGTGGAACGCGACGCTCGTGGAGGGCGTCATCGCCGGGGACATCAAGAAGCATCCCGAGATGGCCTCGTTGCCCTTTATCGTCATCGAGAACGACCACGAGCCGGGCAGTCCCGAGGGTATGGCGACCCACGAGCTGCTCATCGACATCCAGATCGAACTGAACCGGGCACTCTCGCATTGGGCGCAGCTCGTCGCCGACGAGATCGACCCGGCTTTTCAGTTGGCCGGTGAGAACGCCGATTCGGTGCCCGATGGCATGGTCCCGCGCGGGGGCGAGATCATCGCGACGGGCATGGGCAACGAGATCAAGCCCATTCCCAAGGGCGTCAACCTGTTTCCCGTCCAGCAGTTCGTGTCGGAACTCTGGCAGGAGTACCACCGTATCAGCGGTCTGGCCGAAATCCTCTTTGGTCAGTCGCCTGGCGCGCAGACGACGGGTCGTGCTCTCGCGGTACAGGTCGAGGCGGCGGCCAACCGGCTCGACTTCAAGCGTCGGCGGCTATATCAGGGCTTGCGGCATCTCATCCTGTTCTGGATCGGGATGCTCGAAAAGGTCAACCCGAAGGTCACGGTCGCCACGCCGGAGGGCGGGACGGCCGAGATCGGTCTGGGCGATATCGTCAAGGGCGTCTACCGCTGGAAGATCATCGCCCCGGAGATCACGCCCAAGGACGTGATCGAGAACACGGGCAACGTCATCAACAAGGTCAACGCCAAGATCATCAGCTTGAAGTCCGGGCGGGACGAGCTGGGTATCGACAGTCCCGAGGACGAAGAGGACCTCATCGTCGAGGAGCGCTCGAACGCGCACCTGTTCCCCGGCGACGTGCAGACGTTCGTCGCGGTCATGGCCGCTCTTCAGGCGATGCAGGCGCAGGCTGCCGCGCTTCAGCAGCCCGCAGGTGCCGTGCCGACGGCGAATGACCAGACCGGGCAGAACGCCGCGACGGCAGCGGCACAACAGGCCCAGCCGACGCTGGGTCAGGACCAGAATCAGGGCGGTCAGCCGATGACGCAGGCGGGCATGGCACCGCCCGGTGGCGGACCGATGGCACAGCCGGGTGCTCCGCCTACGGGTGCCACCGCGACTACGCTCGTCCGTTCTCAGCCGACTGGTCAGGCCGTAGCCCTGAACCAGATCGCCTACAAGCGGCCGCTCTAGATGGCCCGCTTCAGCTTCGGTGGCGGGGACTACTCCGGTCTCTTCGCCGACCTGTACCAGCAGCAGGAGAACGAGGCCAAGCGGCAGGCGGCCGAGACGAAGGCCCAGCAAGCGGCCGATGACCAGGACGCCTACGACCAGTGGAAGAACGGCCTGACCTCCGATGAGGAGTGGCTGGCCTACATCGCCCGACGGCGAGACGAGACGGTCGCCGAGCCGAAGGAACATGAGAAGTGGGTGAAGCTGGAGCGCCAGTACACCCGCTCCATCGCCGACAACAGCGCCCAGCTCGACTACGAGGCGGGCCGTATCAGCGCCTCGCAGTACATCGCCTACCAGCAGGGCGTGCTGACTGAACTCGATCCGGGCTCCGAGGCGTATCGGGAACGGGCCGCGTCCGTCCAGCAGCTCCAGGATGCCGCCGCGCAGCGGGATGTCTCGACACGAGCACAGGAAGTGCTCGATGGCATCGCGATGGGCAGGAACACGACGAAGGACTTACTGACCGTCTATCGGGACGGCTTGAAGGTCATTCGCCCCGGCAGCGACCTGTACAAGCAGGTCCAGTCCGAGATCGTCAAGGTCGAGGCGCAGATTCGCGACGATGGTGCGCGGGCTGCGTTGGAGAAGATTCAGTACGACTTCTCGTCGAACAAGCTGAAGGGCAAGGATGCCGGTGCGCGCATCCGGGCCATCGCCGAGCAGTATTACAAGAACGACCCGACGAAGTATTACCAGGTGCTTCAGAGTGCCATCGGGTTCGAGAAGTACCCCGGACTCTACGGGGCGGGCACTGGTGGTGGCGGTGGCAGCGCGGTCGCGAAGCACGTCGATACCCTGAAGGCGAACATCGAGCGGCTAGACAACATCACCCGGCAGTACCTCCAGTCTGGCGGCCAAGGCGCGGGCGTGGACCCGATGACCGGCGCACCCATCGACTTCGACGACCCGTCCGTTATCAATGCCATCCAGCAGCAGGGCCTGAAGTGGTACGACCAGCTCAAGGCCACGTACCTCGCGGACGGTAAGAAGAGTCAGGCGCAGAACGTCGCCACGGCCAAGACGCAGTTCATTCTCGACCGCGTGCAGCCGATCAATACGATCCCGAAGATCGAGCAGGGGCAGAATCTCATCGAGGCAGCCAATAAGCGCCTCGACGCGGCCTCCCAGTCGAACGACCCGAGTGCGGTGCTCGACGAGGCGCGGCGGATCGGCACGGAGTTCCTCAAGTGGACCGACCGGATGTCGCAAACTCTCGTGCCTCATCAGGGCGGTGGCGAGGGCGGTCTCATCCCATCCGGTCAGGCGCGGTCGCTCCAGTCCCAGCCCGAGGCGGACTTCCTCGCCGAGATGCGCGCGCGGGGGCAGGCGTACATCGACCTTGCCAAGCCGGGACTGACCGAGGCGGAGGCGAACTCGACCTTCGACCTGCTCAACAAGGCTACGGGCAAGTACTTCCCCGATGCGCTCACCAAGGAAGGCTTCACGCTCGTCGCCTCGAACAACCAGATGGCCGAGGGCCTGAAGACCGGAAACGCCACCTATGTCGTCACGCCCGACGGTTTTCAGGTCGTGGGCTACGTGGAGCGCATCCTTCCCGCGCTCGACGCGAACGGCCAGATGGTCATGCGCTCGGATCGGGTCGTCGATATTTCGTCCGTCAAGGGCGCGCAGACGGGGGCCGAGTTTCAGGACGCGATCATCGACGTGAACGGCAAGGCGACCAAGGTGCAGGCGATGGTCGTGCCGCTCTCGCAGACGGCGTACAGCGTCTGGGTTTCTCAGGTGACCGACGAAGGTCTCGGGCTCAAGAAGGGCCAGATCGTCAACTCCGAAGTCGTCCGTAATCTCAGTGGCGGGAGAGGCGGCAATCGGTGGGAAGCGCTCGTCGCTCGCGGAGCCGTCGCGGAGCAGCCGTATGACTTTGGCTGGCAGGTCATGGTCATCCCCGAGTACACCGACAACGGCAAGATGTACGCGAAGCAGGTCTGGGTCGGGGACTCGAATACGGGAACGTGGTGGCAGGGTGCCTCGCCCGTCAACTTCGTGCATCTTCTTTCTGACGGCACGGTCGAGGTCAAGGATGGTCAGCCAGTTGTCAACTGGAAGGCATATGGCAACGCCTCCTATCTTCCCGTGCCGATGTCGGGCAGCGACAAAAAGGGCGCAAACGCTCTGGTTGCGTCAGGAGTCATCAACACACAGGGGATCAAGGTTCTCAACGGGCAAGGTCAGTTCGTGGATGCCCCTCCCAACTACTTCAACGGTGCCTACTACGATCCCAAGTTCGACCGGATCGACCCCTACGATAAGTCTGGACTGCGCACCTTCTGGGATAATGCTGCTCGTCTCGCTCGGTCGGAAGACCTGAAAAAGATCGACCAGGAGCGTCAGCTTCGAGGGCGGCCCGCTCCGGTCCCCCCGTCGTCATTCGGGCCTGTTCTTGATCGAGTCGAGCAGCTCGCTCGACAGTTCGGTATCAACACCGGGCCAGCGCAACAGACCGTTCGGCCGCAAACGGGCCAGCCGTTCGTTCCGTCGCCCACGACGATGGTTAGCACCGTTCCGCGCATCTCGGCGCCCATCCCGAGTCCGACTCGCATCTACGAACCCGTGACGGCTCCGGGGTCGCTGCCGACTCTTGCTCCGTCTGCGCTCCCGTTGTCCATCCCGTCTGCCCCCATCCCGAAGGGCATGAACCCGTTGTACGAGCCCGCCCCTCTTGCGCTCACGACGACGACCACGGTCAAGAAGCCCGTGCCGCTCACGACGACGACGAAGCCGAGAATCCTCTAAGTGGCCCTGATCGACTCCTACACGTCCTGGGGCAAGGCATCCGGTGGTGGCGGGACAATCATCGGGAGTCCCGATGTCAAGGCGTATAACCCGCCGCCTTCCTTGCCTTCCTCGATGGCAACGACGACTTCGCGGACGCGGAGCTTCCCCGAGCGGATCGACGTGAACGCCATCGGGGCTCAGACGACTGGTGACTTGGCGTTCAACGCCTTTGCCACGCTTGGTGCCGTGCCGGGACGAACGTTGGAACTGCCGTTCTCGGTGACGAACCAGTTGACGAAGTTCGGCGGTGAGCGGGGCGTCATCGACCGTATCGGAGATGTCCTTTCGCCCGAGGGCGGCATCCCGTTCCTCAACATCGTCGGCCATGCCGGTCGCTTCCTCAATGACTTGACAATGGTGGGGTATACGGCCTCGGGTGGGGTTCTCAACTCGGCAGACGTGCAGGCGTTGAAGGATACACAAGGGCAGCCTGATTCCACGATCGTTGGTCCGACAAACTGGTCGTCACCTTTCTCGCGCAAGGGGACGACGGTGGGAGAGTTGAAGGCTAACCTTCAGGAGCGCGGGTTTTCACCAGAGGACTTCGCCGACATCGCATCCGGTCGGAAGTCCACGTTCGACTACGGTGAGAAACTGATTTCCACGAATCCGATCGCCGAACTTGGTTTGCGGCTGGCATTTGATCCGACGAACGCGATCTTGCTTCTCGGTCCTGCCAAGCTTGCCGGAGCGGCTGCGTCGGGCTTCCGGCTGGCGACGAAGGGCGTTGGTCTGTACAACGGACTGGTCGCAGCGAACGTGGCGACCAAGGCAGTGTTGAGTCCCCTAGCTGCCTCACGGGCGTTCCAGGCGGGGCAGACGGCGCAGATGACCCTGAAGGGGTTTGGCGAGTGGCTCCTGAGTCCGCTGGACCGTCTGCCAGCCCTGCCGAAGTTCTTTCTCGACCCGCGCGGCTACGCCTCCGTGAAGGGCTACACAGCGCGGAGCATCGGCCTCGGGCTCGGTCTCGAAGCGACCGGCTTCACGACCGCGGAGATCAACCGGCACCTGACGCCGGGTTCAGCGGAGTCGGGCATCGTCGGTGGGCTCAACGGACTGGCCGACGACATCCTCAACGACCGGCCGTTGTCCGAGAGTTCGGCGTGGAACCTCGTCGCGGCGTTCCACTTCCCGATGCGGGCACTCGCGAGCGAGACGAAGGCAGCTCTCGTCCTGCGCAAGAACGTCTCCGCGGGTGCCGGAGGTATCGCTGAACTCGGACGCTTGTGGGCTCCGGCGGGAACGAAGAACGGTGGGGGCTGGCTTCTTGCCAAGCTGGGCAGTCGTGCGGAGGTCCAATACCTCATCGACCACGTGGACCGCAACATCGCGTTCAACAAGCTGAACCCCGCCCGTGCCGGCGCGCTGAGCGACATCAACGCCCCCATTGACCGTTATGCCCGTCTGAGCGCCTCGCTCGACGAGATCGTCGGTCGCTGGCGCGCTGAGGGGAACCCGCTCCTCTCCAACGCGAACCGGGCCAAGACATTCAAGGAGTGGTTCGGGGAGCAGGGGAACTTCGCGCGAGAGGTCGGCGGAAAGCCAGCGCCGGGTGTGCGTCTCGCGTGGGACTCCGAGGTGGCTTTCGACCATTGGGCGAATGTTTGGCGGCCGAAGATGGAGCCCGTTGCGCGGATGTTCAACGAGCGTGGCGATGTCATCCTCAAGTTGCAGGATACGGTCACGCAGGAGCATCTCGGCGACCTCGGCAAGTTCTTCCGCAGCATCAAGAGTGCCGACGGCACGGTGGCCGTGGCGGACATCCGCAAGGCTATCCTGCGCTACTCCGGACTCAATGTCGTGGACCGGGCCTACTGGTCGAAGTTCGGCCTCGAAGACGCGAAGCCCGTAGCCTACGCGAGCCTCCAGAAGAAGCTCAAGGCGATGGAGAAGGACGCTCCGACGCAGGCCGAGGTCTTCCACGAGTCGGCCGCTGTCGAGGCCGGTGCCCCGCAGAGTCCGCCACCCGTCGTCACAGCGGCCGATGCGGAGCTGTCCGCCCTCAAGGCGCAGTTCGTTGGCGACCCGACGTACAAGCTCCATCCCCCGCCCAAGCTGGCGACACTGCTGAAGTCGAGTGATAGCGTCGTGCGCAAGGAGGTGCTCGAACGGGAGTCCCTCTGGGCGAGCATCCTCTACGACGGTCCGCTCTCACCCATCTCGCGGCTTATCAGTTGGGCGCGCTCGCCCGTCTCGGGCGTAGAGGCGCGCAAGGCAGCCGAGCAGGCCGTCTACAACTTCGCCATTCCGCGCGGAGCGACGCAGCAGAAGATCAAGCGGGTGCTCGACGAACTCAACGCCGATGCCAACAAGCCCGTCATCAGCGTCTTCGGCGCCCGCGTGCCGGTCTTCCGCGGCATGACGGCCCTGCCTGCCACGCAGATCAACGGGGTGGCCGAACGTATCCTCGGCCTCAAGGTCTACGGCCAGATTCGAGCCGACTTCGGCGGCTTCGATGTCCTGCTTGACCGGGCCTCGAACCGGGCCGTCCGGGCGCTGCACACGCTGGGGCGCGAGGGAGGCACGAAGGGGCAGCTCGCGCGCGTGCTGGAGAGTGGCTGGGCGGGAGTCGCTCGGACGACGTTTCCCGGGCATCTGGGGCGGATGGCTTCTAAGACGCTCTATCACCTGTTCCGTTTCGTTCTCGACCCGCGCTGGCACCTGATGAACGCGCTGGAGGGGGACTGGCTCGGCGGTGCCAAGTACGGTGTTCGGGCCACGGGTCTGAAAGGCGCCCGACAGGCGGCGCCCTCGGTGGCCACGCTGACGCACCAACTTGGTCGAGCACCGAGACAGACGGAAGCTGCGATGGTGGCCTTGGAGCTGACCGACACGGCGATGGGCGTCACGGACTTTCTCGCGACGCGCTCGTATGGCGGTTACGTGAGTCGGGCCTTCGATGCCAAGCGCGTGGACTCGATCGCCGATGGCCTCAACACGATGGGGAAGAAGCACCCGGTATTCGTCGCCCTGCGGCAGAAGTTCGGAACCGATGACGTGCGGACGATGGCCGAACAGCTCGATGCCCAGGTGTACCAGTTCGACACCGTGGGCGTGAAGGCCACCATCGAGAGCGAGGCGCGCAAGCTGGAGCGACAGGGGCTCTTCGACACGAAGGAGATGGCTCCGATCGTCCAGAAACTCTACGAGCGTAACGATCAGGTCTTCCGCGATGTAGTCGGGACCTTTTACGGCAACACCCAGCGCTCGAACATCGAGCGGATCATGAATAGCTACTGGCTGTACTGGCCCCTTTCCTACCAGCTCAAGGCTGGTAAGTGGCTGTTCGACGTGATGACGAAGCAGTTTGGCGGCCGGACCACGAACTTCGCCGGGGCGTGGACGTGGCAGCGGCTGTACGACCACCACCTCGACCAGATGCAGAACAATCCCGAATACGCCCGGATGCTCGATGAGAACAAGGACATCTGGTTCGCGGCGCAGATGATCTTCCCCATTACGCCCATCGACATGGGCGTGTCGCTCTCGCGTATCCCGCGCTATGTAGGCGGCGCGCTGGGCCTGTGGGGCGAGTATAACCAAGCGTCTAATCCCCTGTCCGCGGTGGCTGCTGTAGCGAATATGGGGCCGATTTACACGGCCGACCTGTTGCAGCGTATTGGGCGCAATCTCGAACAGCCTGCGCAGGAGAACTTCACTCCGACGATGATCCGGCCGCCACTGGCTCCGGGAACTTCACTCAGCCTACCGAACATCGCCCCCTGATTCAGAGGGCACCGAACATAGCCTAAAGGAGTCCCAGTGACAGAGGAACTCGCCGACCAGCCGACCGACGAGGCGTCAGCCGAAGAGCTTATCGAGCTTGACGAGCCCGCCGACGAGGCCGCTGGTATCGAGACACCGAAGTCCGAAGCGGACGAGCGCATCAAGGGCTTTCAGCGCCTGGTGGCCGAGCGGGATCGGAAACTGGCGGACCTGGAAGCACGGTTCGCTCAACAGGAAGCTGCGCTCGAAGACCAAAGACTCGCCGGGATGACCGACGAGGAGCGAGGTACGGTCACCGAGCAGAAGCGATCGACGGAAATCCAGCGCCTGCGAGCCGAAAACGAGCTGTTGAAGCTCGGCATCGACTATGGCGCGGAGATGCCGCTGTATCGCAAGCTTCTCAATGCTCCGACCGCCAAGGATCAGCTTGACATCATTCGCGAGCTGGCGGCGGCCACGAGCGCAAATCCCGCGTTGCCGGTCCCCAAAAAGGCCGCCGACGTTCCTGCCGTTGACCGTACCAATCCCATGCGGCAGCCCTCCGAGGGCATCGTCCTCTCCGATGGGAGCACGATGACCGATGACATTGCCGACCGGATTCTCAAATCGATCCGGCGACCGCTTCGTCAGACGAGGAGCCGCTGACACGATAGCCAGGGGCACGGCGTCCCTGACTAGGTAACCCAATGGCTCAAACCACACAGAGCGCCCTGTCTGCTGCGATCACCTTCAAGGTGCAGCGCAAGGTGCTCGACAATCTCCGCGCACGCATGGTCTTCGCAGACCCGGCCTACGCGGACTCCGGCGACTTCGATGCCGGGCACGACACGCTGACGTTCATCGGCGTCCCCGACATCGCCCTCAACGTCACGGCCCTTACGGAAGGCACGAAGCCGACCTCACAGGCCCTGTCCATCACGACCGTCACTGTGTCTACCACGCAGTACGGCCAGACGGTCAGCATCACCGATCTTGCCAAGGTCAAGAGCCCGGTGGCTCTCGTTGACATCGGGGCCGAGCGGCTTGCCCGTCAGGCTTCGGAGTCGATTGACCAGGTGACTCGGGATGTCATCGCCCTCGGTGGCACCGTTCTGTACCACACGGGCGTCGCGGGCTTGGTCCGCAGCGATGTCGCGGCGGGTGACCTCGTGACCAGCACGGAGCTGAAGCGGCTCCGGGCCAAGATGTTCAAGAACAAGATTCCCCCGTTCGGGGACGGCTACTACCGGCTGTTCGTTTCGCCCGGGGTCGGCTACGACTTGCGGACGGATACCACGACCGGCGGATGGATGGACGCCTGGAAGTACACGGACGCGATGCCGCTCCTCAAGAGCGAACTCGGTCGGATGGATGGGTTCCGCATCATCGAAGTCGTGAACGCTCCCACGTTCTCGTCCACGGTGACGGTCCATGCCAGTATCGCTGTCGGCGACATCAAGGGTTGGGGCGCTGGAGACCTCCAGACGCTCCGTACTTACCACGTGACCCCCGGTGGGGACCACAGCGACCCGATCGGTCAGGAAGAGCTGCTCGGCTGGAAGGTCAACTTCGGTGTTGCCGTCCTGTCCAACAGCTACTACTACCGCTACGAGAGCGCCGCAACGGCGATCTAGACCTGAACGGTTCCGGGCTACTGGCCGTGGCCCGGAACCGACTCAAGCACTTGGGGTCAGGGGGACTCGTGAGAGTCGTAGTAGGTCGGCCAGACTGAAACTTG